CATATAGCTAAAAGTTATATGTGGCAAAAACATCCTGTGACGAACAATCGGCCTGGATCGGCCATCTGTAAACTCTTCTTCATTCTGTAATCTACTTGTCACTCCTCTGTAATCTATTCTTCATTCTGTAATCTATCTGTCACCCATCTGTAAACCATCTATCATTGCTTCTTAAGATCTAGACTATGATCTTTTTTAGTCCCAGCACATGCCCGCGCATATGCGCTAGGCCGCTTATAACCTAAAGCTATAACTATATATTAATTTATACTTTAACTTTACTATACTATTAGGCCGGTATAGTTTAAGGTAGTATTTAGTAGCTAGTTAAAAAGGTACTACTACTAATTAAACCTAAACCTTTAAGGTAAGTAAAAAATGGTTAAACCTAAACCTAAAGTAAATAGCCCTAGCCTAGGCGGGCTAAGCCCTAACCTAATTTATACCCCTACGGGTAAGTTACCCCGCGCGGCGGGTAACCTTAGCCGTAATAAAGCGCTAGCGGGCTTTACCGTAGCGGCGGCGCTAGCTAGCGGGTTAATAAACGCGGCGGGTATAAAGTATGATTTAAAGCTAGGTTTTATTACCCTTAATAACCCTAAGGGTAAAGCTAAAAAGTAGGGTAGCGCGGCGCTTAGGGGGGTTAGGTTAACGCCTAGCCCCCCGTTTTTTAGTAAACCTAACCCCTATAAACTAACGGTAATTACTATTACCTTTAGGTTATAGGGGTTAGGTTTACGGCCCCCTACCCCCCTTATTAGAACAAGAATAATATAAAGGTATTAGGTCGGATTTAAACAGACATTCCACAAGATATTTACTTTTGACCATGAACCACCTACACTAATTTTTTTGTAAATTTTTTTTGCAAAGGAGAAATACCCTGTGACCACAGGACAGACCGTTCCCGCTGGCTACTATATTTCTAATTCCAAGAATGAAGACTGCTTTTATGTAAGCGGTAACGGTAATTTCTTTTTTAAAAAATCTCTGGGCAAAAAATGGGTACACACGGATAAGTGGAACTTTGACCACGTCTGCACCGTCACCACCGTTAACGAGGAGCAAGGGGCCACCGCCGACGTAAACACCCACGGGGGCCGTGGGCTAGAGGTCGAGGTCAGCGCTCACGTGGGGGTGACCGTGTCCGAGGTCATGAAGTGGCAATACGTCAACCCCGACGGCAATCAGGCAAAAATCTGGGCGGGCACCGGCGGGGGACCAGGAGCGGGGGCCAGTGTGGACGCCGGAGTATGGTACGATAAGGACGGTGATTTGCACTTGAAGTTATCCACTTCCGGCGTAATTCCCCACGTGGACTTTGGCGGGGCGGTGGTCATTAATCCTAAGACGGTAGAAAATCTAGACAAGCCGACTGCGGAAGACACGGCCTTTGCGGAGGGGGTTACCGAGGGAGCCACCCTCGGCATAGCTGAAAAGCCTCCTAAGGTATTGGTCAAGGCTGTGGCTACGGTGCACAAAGTGGCGGATACCGTGGCCGGATGGTTTAAGTAGGTTTGTAATAATGCCTGATGATATCCCCCTATCTGCCGAAGACCTCCGTGCGTGGCAAGCCGAGCAACTTCGGCTAAACCCCCCTACGGGCCGTGCGGCATATCCGTCGTCAATGCGGGAGTGGGACCCGAGTCCTATTGAAAAGCAAAAACACCGTACCCAAGATCTTTTAAGTGGGGTGGGTAGTTTTGCAGAAGAGCGGGATATTCCCTTTCTCCGTGCCCTGGACGATCCCTACTACTCAAGGGGCGTAGCGGAAAGTATGACTCTTGCGTCTGAGTTTACTCCTGGCCTCGGCGATGTGCAGGGCATACGAGAGGGCATCCACTTAACAAAAGAAGGCCACCCCATCCTAGGTCCGAGTATTGCGGGGCTTAGTGCCTTACCTTTTTTACCCGCCGGAATAACAAGGTCCATGAGAGAAGCGGCCAAAAGAGGGCTGCGCGTAACTTCTTCCGACTCCGTCATACACTACACCGACCCCCGTTCCCTACGGGGCGACAGCGCCAACGTCAAAGAAAACCTGACCTATGGAAACGAGGTGGGCGAAGAGGGTCTTTCCAATAGCGGTAGACCCGTAGAAACTCTAGTGGAACGGTCAATTCTCAATAACCCCCGACACACTAACCCCAATAAAAAATACAACGTAGAGGACCTGATTAACAGTTCCATTGCCACGGCCCCTGCGGAGTTACGCCCCGCCCTTAGGAAGCAGTTTAACGAGTGGGTTTCGCCTGAGTTGCGAATGCCTCTTCGGTTCTATCCAACCGAGCTGCAACAGAGAAAGGTTACGCTCCAAGACTTTCTCGACGACATAGGTAAAAACAAACCCCGCATACGCGAAAATATCGACACCGCCGTAGGCGAAGAACTAGCGGGAATGTCCCGCTACGGACAGGGCACGTGGCACGATTGGCTCAACAACTATATGCCCAATATCCCCCCCTCCACCCCCGCTTATAATTCTTATCAGGCTATGGAAAGTCTAGCTCCCTTTAATTATGCGGAAAGGAACTTTTCTCTTCAGTCTCCCCGTTACCGTAATGACCTACACCCCGACGCGCCCGACAGCGACGTACTTTTTATCGACCCTGGCCACCATGAAGTAGGCAACAGAGGCTGGAAAGGAAAGGAACTACAATTTGATTTAGACCAAGTTCCTGCTGATCGGCTTAGAATGAACACCGCAAATCGCATATTTACCACTCGTTCCGCTATGTACGACATAGACGGGAAAAGGGTCTTTATCCCCGCAGAGGGCCAATCGGGTATTTATCAGTTTGGCACCAGTGCCGAAAAAGCTAAATACCGGATAGGTGAACTAAGGTTAGGTGAGGACGGTATACCCCACTACTCCGAGAGCGATCTCTACTCCCATATGGAAGTTGGAAGACACCCCATGACCTCTGCCGAACATATGGAGGGCCAAGCAGCAGCCAGCATAAAGGGATTCCAACTGCCCTCACGCGCAGACCTTAAAGAGTCTTACAGGATCAATAGAGAACGAATTATGGGCGTTACTGAAGAGGAGTATATTGAAAAGGCCGCAAATACCGCACTAGAGAATAGAAAAGCACTAGACGATATGTTTAAAAGCCACGGCTTTGACAGTGAAGATGAGGCTTTTGCGTTTTTTGATGATATGAGGGCCAAAAGCTCTGCACACCCACAAAATACCGATGAACTGTGGAACGGCCCTGTTGGATCATACGTGTACGACGACACCTTTACCCCAGAAATGCACGAGCGTTGGGGCACAGTTTTTGATGACTTTCGCACTGTATCCCAGGACAACAGCAACAGAAGTATCAGAACCATGGAGCAACTCTACGTTTCTCCAGACGTTACAGAAGCAATCCCCGTAGACCCTCCCATGCAAAAAGAGTGGTTCCGTATGCATATGAAAACCTCCCTCCAGGATGCCACAGTTGCTCAGGCAGACACAGTACGATTCCCCATAAATGACTACGCCTTAGCCCGTCAACGGGCGGAAAAATTAGCCCCCCACCGTGCCCGCCGCTATAGTGACGAATATACCCCAGACCCTGAAAACCCTACAATATGGACCCCCAGTAAAAAAGCCACAAACATGGGCAATACCTATAAGCAACGCACTGAAGAGGGGTTAAAGCGTATAGAGGTGGAATATGGGGTCACTATACCTACTGAGGAAGTTATAGACGAGAATCGAAATAAATTTATAGAAATAATACTCACTCCCGAACTTAAAGAAGCCTTTGGTGTGTTGCTCATGAGTCGGGGGGGAGTAGTGCGACGGAATAGACCTTTAATGCCTCTTAAGTACGCCTACAACAATGCCTGAAGAAGCCATCTTTCTCGGTCAGGGTGCTCAGGCTGGTCCTGAGTTGCGGCCTGCCGATAGGTCTTCTTATTCGTGGCGGGACCGCCTAAGGGAGGCAATGATCCTAAAGTACGGGGAGGACGGTAAAAGAATTGCCGAAAACCTGATTGGTAAAAGCGAAGAGGAAAAGTTTCAAAACTACTTGCTACGCACCCAACCCCCGCCCCCTGTCAGGGAATCTGCGGAAGACCGCACTCGCCGCCAAACCGCCTTTGACGAAGGCCAAACCCCCACCACCCGTTCCTTTGGGGACATTTTTACCCACGGTCCACCGGACATAGGAATGGTGGATTTAGGATTAATGGGGCTGAGCGGAGGGAGATTGCCGTATGTTTCTACGGGGGCGGCGCTCACAGAGTCTAGTCTTTTAGCGGGAGATGCCCTAGGCGAATATAGAAAGGGCCGTCCTAAGACGGCTGCGGTAATGGGGGCGTTGTCCGCGGTTAATCCTTTACTGAGGTATTTTAATCCGGTAGTGCGGGAGACGGCTCCCGAGATACGCGCTGCCCTGAAACATGTGTCCGATGACGCACCCACCGACCCCGCCAAACGAGAAACACTCAAAAAGGGAGCTGCGGCGGGGATTTTGGGGTTAGCTATGGCGGGACCGCCCCTAGTACGCAGAGCTCTTCAACAAGTGGCAGATTCCCCCGTAGTCGCCAAGGTAGGCAAGGCCGTGAAAGGTAGACACTTACAACTCTCACGTTTTAGAAGCCTTACTGACCCCGTTACCCCGCGCAGCTACAATATGGATGGACGAGAGTACATACAATCTGTATTCTCCTACGCTAGCCGTATTCCTGATATGGTTGGTAGGCGCTTAGTGTCATTAGACAGTTGGAAACCAATACGCACGGCGCTGGGGGATTCTGGCCCTGTGCAGGCCGATGAATTTGGGGATTATGCAGAGATGGTGGGAAATGTCATGGAAGACCTGGCACAGGCGGCTCCTAAGAGTGCTGCGGAGTTAAGTGATCTTATACAAGCCCGAAGCCTAAGCCACTATAGGGAGCTGGGCTTTGAAGGTGCGGATGACATGTTACCTGCGCTTAAAAAGTGGTTTGCTTCCGACGACTACCAGCAAGCAATACTTGAAGGCGCAGAATTAGGTAAAGCCTACGCAAGGAGATTCCCAGTAGATGCAAATATCAGTGCACGAGGCCCGCGCGTACCCAGGTTCGAAGCAGAGAGAAACCCTTATGATTCACCAGCAGGTCTACACAGTAGATGGCCCCTAGATGAAGGAGGTTCAGACTTTGGGTATGAGATTCCTCCCGCTCATTTGCGAGTTTTTCTAGAAGATGCAGATCGAGTTGCCCCTAGCCTTAAACCCCACATTACGGGTAAGCCAAATATAGAGTCTTCGTGGTTCATGGGACCTAGGACCCAACGACGCATTTCGACTGATAGCGGTGATAGGTGGCCCACAGACCTTGGTAGACTGTCTCAGGCTGATTTCGAGGCCTTCAAGAAACTCTCCCCTGAACAATATGAAGACGTTATGAGAGTTCTTAAAGACTATAATCCCTAACCCGCAATGACCCTCCGTCCCGAAATTGAACAACTCCCCGAGGAACTTTTAAAAGAGCACCTAGAGCTTACCGAACGGCTCCAGCAACTCGCCCGTATAGAAGAGCGGCAGACTAATTTTTTACCTTTTGTCAAGTCGCAGTGGCCGTCATTTATAGAGGGCGCTCATCACCGCACCATGGCCGACGCCTTTGACCGCATAGCTAGCGGAAAAATCAGACGCCTGATTGTAAACATGCCCCCACGGCACACGAAGAGTGAATTTGCGTCCCATATGTTTCCGGCCTATTTGGTGGGGCGTAATCCGTCGCTCAAAATACTTCAGGCCACGCACACTGCGGACTTGGCGGTGAAGTTTGGTCGGAAGATCAGGGACTTACTACTAACCGAGGACTATCAAAAGGTATTTGACTCCGTAGCCATTAACCCTGATTCAAAAGCCGCCGGAAAGTGGGAAACATTTGACACCCGCAACCCCAAACTAAAAGGCGAATACTACGCCGCCGGAGTAGGTGGCGCACTAGCGGGACGGGGAGCGGATCTTTTTATCATCGACGACCCCCATTCCGAACAAGACGCCCTCAACCCCAAGTCCATGGAAGACGTCTATGAGTGGTACACCTCCGGCCCACGCCAACGGCTCCAACCTGGAGGCTCCATTGTCATAGTGATGACGCGGTGGAACGTGAATGACCTTACGGGGTGTTTATTACGGGACGCCGCCCGCGACCCCAAGGCCGATCAATGGGAACTGATTGAACTCCCCGCCATACTCCCTAGTGGTAAGGCGTTGTGGCCGGAGTACTGGAAGCTCGAAGAGCTCGAGGGGGTAAAGGCTGCGTTGCGCGGCGGGCCTAAGTGGCACGCGCAGTACATGCAAAACCCCACTTCCGAAGAGGGGGCTCTGATTAAGCGCGAGTGGTGGAAGGAGTGGCCCGATAAAGAACCCCCCACTACGGACTATATTATTCAAAGCTACGACACCGCCTTTTTAAAGAGCGAAATGGCCGACTACTCCGCCATTACCACTTGGGGCGTCTTCCACCCCGAAGGTCGCCTAGGTGGTGAAGAAATCTACCACGGCGACGCCCCTCATATAGTGCTTTTAGATGTAGTTAAGGGACGTTATAATTTCCCTGAACTTAAGGGGATGGCTTTTAAACAGTACGAACACTGGGAACCCGATGTAGTGATTATCGAGGGCAAGGCTAGCGGAATGCCCCTTACGCAGGAGCTGAGGAGTGTGGGAATTCCGGTGCAGAACTTTACTCCTTCCCGAGGAAATGACAAAATAGCTCGCGTAAATGCGTGTGCGCCGCTGTTTGAATCAGGCATGGTCTGGTATCCCGATACTAATTGGGCCCATGATGTGATTGAAGAGTGTGCGGCGTTTCCCGCCGGAGACCATGATGATTTAGTTGACTCTACCACTCAAGCCCTTTTGCGTTTTCGGCAGGGGGGATTCGTGCGTCTTCCGTCCGATTATGAAGATGAAGTTTTATACCGAAAGAAAATGAGCTATTATTGACCACCATATGGCTATAGAAGCACAACGCTACGTCAATACGGGTAAAGATCCTCTTACCCTTTTAGACCAAGAACAACAAGAACAGGAAGAGTTGTTTATAGAGCTAGCCCCTGAAGACGACACAACGGGCGGCGCGGAGTTTTCAGTAGGCCAGAACGGCGAAATGCTCCCCATGTCTGCACAGGATGCTCCCGTATCCCCCGAACAAGACCACAATATCAATCTCACCAACATTTTAGACGAAAGTGACTTAAGAGTACTCAGTAGCGAAGTCACTAAAGCCTTTGAAGAGGATAAAGACTCCCGAGATGAGTGGTTAACTACGTTTGCTGATGGGTTAGATCTACTGGGCATTAAGTCGCAGGACCGTGATCAACCCTTTCCAGGAGCTACGGGCGTTACTCACCCCCTATTAGCCGAAGCTGCTACCCAATTTCAAGCTCAAGCCTATAAAGAACTCCTCCCTGCCAACGGTCCAGTGAAAACTAAGGTCGTAGGGGCCGAAACATCCGAAATAATGGCCCAATGTACCCGTGTTAAGGAGTTTATGAACTACCAAATCACGGAAATAATGCAAGAATACGACCCCGATATGGATAGTTTGCTTTTTTATCTACCATTGGCGGGTTCAGCCTTTAAAAAGGTGTATTTTGACTCTTTATTAGGCCGTGCGACGGCTAGTTTCGTAAAAGCGGAGGATTTAGTCGTCAGTTACGACACTACTAACCTAGAAACTAGCCCAAGAATCACTCATATCATCAATATGACGGGTAATGACATCCGTAAGATGCAATTAAGTGGCGTTTATCGCGAAATTGACATTGGCACCGTGGGTCAGGGGGAATCTGACGAAGCTAAGGACAAAATTGATGAATTACAGGGTCTTAGTAAGCCTACTAGTGACTATAATGAGTATACTTTACTAGAAGCACACGTTAATTTAGAACTGGAAGGGGTGGATGAGTACGATTTTGCGGTGCCGTATATAGTAACTATTCTGGAAGATTCGGGGGAAATTCTCGCAATACGACGAAACTGGGAACAAGGAGACGAATTATTCAATAAAAAAGAGTATTTTGTACATTACAAGTTTTTGCCAGGGCTGGGGTTTTATGGTTTTGGTCTAATTCACATGATTGGAGGACTTACTAAATCTGCCACCAGTATATTACGGCAATTAATAGACGCGGGCACATTGTCTAATCTCCCCGCAGGCTTTAAAGCACGAGGATTACGGGTGCAGGGAGAGGACGAACCCTTACGTCCAGGAGAATTTAGAGATGTAGATGTTCCTGGAGGTGTAATTCGTGACGC